AGATGCGTCAGAAACGACATGCTGGCATGACTGCCTTGAGCAATCATTTTTCCCTTACGCATGTTGAGATCCTTTCGCATGACAATAACTTGTTTTGTATTCATTTTAATGATGATCTAAATTACCCAATTTCTTTTTCGCTAGAATGCTCACAGCTTCATCAATGTCGAAGAATGCCGTACCGTTAAACATCTTAGCATTTTCAACCCCACAGTCAAGGATTTTTCCAAAATCATCACGATCAGGATTGATCTGTTTTAGGTTGCTGTGGCTGTGACCGCACAAGCAAACACGACCCCTGTTCTGATCATGAAACACTAAAGGTGCCATATGAGTACAGAAGAACCTATCTCGGTCCACATCAAGAAGAAATGACTCTCCCATCATGGTAACATTCTTAGCGATTCTTAGAGGGTAGACTTCATGATTGTCAAACCCAAGAGGCAGGTTGTTCTTATAAGCCTGATAAACACCAGAGTTATGATTACCCCACACCATCAGAGTCTCACATGGAATCCGTTCAATGAAATCAATGATAGAATCAGCACCGATACCCAATCCGACATCGCCAAGACAAATCAACAAATCGTTAGGATCTAATGAAGCAATCTGTGCATCAATCCAATCAGAGTGTTCTTTACCGCTGCTGAATCCACGGGGACCATATAGGAAATCCCTATCATGTCCGTAGTGAAAATCAGAGTTGATCTTGATCTTGTTGTAGTCTTTACGAGACTTTTTAATCTTGAGCATTTTGTTTGATTTTTTTAATAATGTCGTCGCTGCCTTGAATGATTTCTACAACTTCATCGTTTTCGAGAACGACAAGGCGAGGCACAGATCGAACACCGAACTGCTTGAATTTTTCTGGCTGTTCTTCCATATTCACAATCTCCACTTGGAGATTTTCATCTTGGATTCTTCGTTTGATAAGACTACATGGTCCACAAAATGTGGAAGTGGCAAGGATTAGTTTCATATTTAATTGTTTTTTAAAGCTTCCAGTTCTTGAAAGACGGCATTGCTTACGATTTTATCAGAGATTTCTCGATTGTCAAGCAGAGTAAATGCATAACCCGCTCTCCAGTCTTTATAACGAGAAGTAATCAGCATAGCGCACTCTTTACGAGTTTCGACAAATCGAAAACTATCTACAAGTTCAATAATGTTGTCTACCTTAATCAGATAATTGTTATATGCCTGAACAACTGTTTCGATTTCTGACTTGATCTTTTCTGCAATTTCATAATCCAGAGTGGTTTCGACATACTTGTAGAACTCATTTCCAGAGGTAAACTTAGGAGATGCTAGAAACAAATCCATTACCTGTTTGATGGTCTTGATACCAGTTGCCAGTTTATGAAGCTCACAATACAAGGATGCCTTGATCTTCTTGAGAGTTTGACCATCTGGAGAATACAACACAACACCTTCTTTACCTTCCCAAGCATTCACATCAAGAATACATTCTTCAACAGAATTGTATTCATACTTTTTGGGACGAGGAATCTCCAAGTAGTCAGCATAGTGTTCAACAAATCTTTGAGAAAAATACCGACCAGTTTCATTATTTACAATACCCAAAAAAGTCAATGTAGGTTCATTATGTTCTCGAAGAACAATTACATTATTAGGCGTTGTCCATTCGAATAGGAAGGAAAGCTCACTGGTTTCTTCGTCCATGTCAAACAAACAAAACAGAGGATATTTCTTGATCAGAAGATCAATCTCATGACCATTGGGAAGCTGACGAGCATCAACAGTACCGCGGGTACGACAGATCAATTCATTCTTATACTTACTAACAATCAAAAGTGAACCGTCCAACTTGTGCCGAGCTTCAATCTTCCAAGAAGATTGCCATGGTTGAAAATCAGGACGCTCCCCGAAATTAGTGAACTTACCAAATCCCTGAGATACTACAAAATTGTCAGACTTACGAACGATACAGCTACGGAAACGAGCGATTTCGTCAGTCCACTTTGTAGACATATCTTTTGGAGTGATCAACCAGCATTCGTCGCCAGCAATCACACAATCTTTGAAATTGAAATACTCTGGATCAGGCAGGTTCATGTATTGATTATGCAGGTATTTGTTACAAAAGCAACAGCGAGTTTCGAATATTTTCAGCTTGCATCTCACGAACACTTTGAGGCACGCTGTGGATGTCTTTATTACCATGACGATTCTCAACAATGAGGGAGATAAACATAGCACCAGCTTCTTTGGCGGCTTTTTCATAGAAGGCGAAGTCACGCTCCTTACTGTTGGTATTGGCGACGATGATACACTTAGCATCAGTATTTGTCAACCAAAACATGAAGAGTTCTTGACATTGAGCATGGGCAACTCCCAGCTTACTAGCATCAAATTTATAATCACCAGATGCATCGGTAAAGTAATCATCAGCACAAACACTAACCCAACCTTCATTGGAAGCAAGAAGATCGGTAAGAGTGCTTTTACCAGCGCCACTGACTGATCTCAAAAGGATAACGGTAGTCTGTTCTTTCATATTATTTTTTAATTTCAATCATTTCGGGCCAATATGTTCTTAGGCCCGCTTTGGAGTTTCCAAGAGTGATGTGTAGACCTCTGTAGTCATAACGATCTACGATGTTAAGTTTTCTTTTGATACGATCAAGTTCTTTGGAATAAACCTTCAAGTAGAACATGACAAACCCTTTGGTGTAGCCACCTCTTACAGCATTGACATCATACACAAAGTTCACAATCTGTCCATGATAGATATCAGCAGCTTGCTGATAGTCTACACCTGTATAGAGTTTCTTGTTGGCTAGAGTGATGTGACCATAATGCATGGGAGCCTGTAGGTCAATCCAATACTCTTTCTTGATGAGCCACAGATAGTAGGGAATGAAATCTCTGGAGAGATCCACCACAATCCGCTGAGCCTTTTGATCCACATGGATTTTTCCAAGTCCGCTTAACATGGTGTTATTCTACTCTAATGTTTTATTAATTTTATCAGAGTTCCTTCAACTTGTCTAGCATTTCATAGGCGGGAATGATTTTTCCATCAGGATCAACCCACCAGTTCCAGCTTTTGGAAAACCATTCTTTTTGTTCTTTAACAGAATCCCGATCATCTTTGTGATACTGTTTCAGAGAGTATTCTGGAATATATCGGATGTAACCAGCGGCTTTGATTTTACGCTTTAGCTTGACATCAAAATCTTCCTTATCGTAGAATTTTCTATCAGTGGTCATTCGCCAAAGAATTCTTTAAGTTTGGCAAATACAGGACTGTCGAATCCGTGTTCGTATTGAATATCATTCATGATCTCATCCAGCAAATAATATAGTCTACGGTTACTACATCTTAGTTCAGCAATTTCATGCTGGAGAGATTCATAAATGTCCCATTCGTCGTTTGCCATAATATTATATTATTACTTGTCGAGGATCATCAGAACTTGAAGACCATCTGACTTAGTCTCAATCTTCCACTTGTAATCACGGTCAAGGGTAATGCCATCTCCTTCATTAGTAATACCGAAGTAGATACCTTTAGTAAGCGAAGGCACAGCATATCCAAGCGTATCTGAGAAGTTGACAATAGCATTATCCAAGTCAAAGTCTTCTGTCCAGTCTGGATTCTTACGAGTCTCACGCAGCAGGATGTTATTGGTAGGAGGAAGCTTAGCATCTTCAAGCTGCTTGCGAAGATCTGCCATACGCTGTTCAGTATCCTTCAACTCCTGCTCGATCTTATCGACCAGATCAGGGGAGATAGTGTTAGTAGGATTAGCACCTACTTTCACCTTATCCTTTACTTCGACGAAGCGATACTTACTATACCACGCGATATCTCCTTTATCATTACGGATCTTATATTCTTTAGGGTTTACACCTAAAATCTCATAGATGTCGTTATTATTCAGGTTGTAACTAGCTCCAGTGTATCGTACTTTCATTGTATTGTTTGTTTAATTCTGCGCTCAGCTTAGCATTGATTCTTTGGCAAGTCAAGAGGATTTTTTCAAAAATCATTTGCTTCTTTTTTATTTTTATATTGGAATCGTAACATTTTAATCCAATTGTCCCAACTATAGCGAGATGGTAGCCAATCCTGTTCTTGAATGAAATCCTTAATAAAAGTTTTCACCATAAACTGGAGCCACTTTTCTTCATCTTTGTTTTTCTTTTCTTGCTCTTCGGCTTGTTCGATCTGATCTTCAAGAATGGCAACCACTCTCTCTACAAGTAGTTTTTGATTGAGATCACACTCATCTAAAAGTTGGTTAATTTTTAAGTTCTTCATATTGTTGGAAAATATTAATTGGGATTTCACGAACGTTCCAGAGTATAACACACACCAGTCTCGGGAATCGAACCTTGTTATACTTCATGTCTATCCAATTGTCAATAGCCATGCATTGCTATCCTTTCATTGGGTGATAGCTATACACCCTCAGACTGTTAAAAAAGTGATCGGGGTAGGACTCGAACCTACATTCATACTATGCCAATGCTTCGATATGCCTATCTACAATCGACTGCCGCCGTGTGTTTACCAGTTTCACCACCCGATCTGTAATTATTATATCAGTGTTCCATTTATTAAAAAAGTAAGCGGTATCGTGGGTGGTGGCTCCTAGTCACCTGAAGCTCGACTGGATATCTGCCCCATTGCCGTCCAGTTTACGACAGTCAATCCACAGGATTTGACTACCACGATACCGCTTATAATTGTTCACTCACTCTTCTTCATCTCCATGAAACTCTTGCATAGCATAGCTATATCCGTCCCAATTGTCAACTCCAGCGTTTTCTAGACATTGAAGTTGTCTTGAGTCTTCAAGAAGATCATTATAATGCTTTTTTGTAATTGTCACTGTTTCTTCCATAGACTAATACTATATCACAGCTTCCATGATTCTGTCAAGACTGAATCTCCGCATTGATCACAAACTGGTCCGCAAGAGCAACTGTCGTAATGAAACAAACGAATTAAATCATCGATACAGATCGATCCATCGTCATAACCCTCTTTAATTTTCGACAATAGATATTCATAAAATTCATTTCGCTCTTCTTCGGTCATGGTGGTGGCAGGGTATTCCCCACTCCAATCTTTTCCATTGACAACAGTTCCGTATGCCGTGCAGCCTTGATTAATTTCAATTTTATATTTCATACAGCAGTCGATTTATTCCTACTAATCAGAAACTCTTTTACTTCTTGCTCAAAATTTGAATCAGCATACTCGACGCCATAGTAATCAAGAATCCTCAAGTAATTGTCTTGATAGGTATCATTGATACCGATAAATGCAATCTTATTCTCGTTTTCCCGTGGACGCAGATTGTCAATAATTACATTATTTTTATGAGCATAAAAATGAGAACTACGCTCTTCATGCGAAGCTCCATAAGCAAGAGGAAAACGAAAAGAATACTTGGCCAAATCTTCTCGCGAAAAAATGTTTGAATTTTCAAAACCCCAATCCGCCAGTCGATTTACTTCTCGCGCATAATCTCTAGTTGCTGTGGTTAGAATATGAACCTGATCAGCACCTACTAGCTCTCTACTGAAATCAATCAGCGCTTTGCTGCAAGGCCGAATCATTGTGTAGTACATTCTATCGTCCAATGAAAAAGACACATGGTCTTGATTTGGCTCGCTCAACTCTGTATGAATAAGTGTTTCGTCAATGTCCCAAAAAATTCTATTAATCATTTTATTATAGTAGTTCTTTTAATACTTTTTTAATTTCAACTTGTCCCCATCGATTGGCGCTGTGAACGTAAACTTTCACAGTAGGTTTACCAGCTTCTCGCCATTTGTCAACAAAATATTCCGCACAATGCTTGCCTGTTTTTGTTTTTAGATTACCGTATTCAATTACTCCAATTTGCGATGTTACAGTAAAGTAATGATTCATGTGTTCTTCACACAAATCATGATCAAAACTAACGACTTCGGGTATTCCAAAAGTGTCGATAAACTCACAAAAGTCTTCATAATTGCGAACAATATTCCATTCACAATTTTGAACACCAGATTTAGCGATAAGCTTGACACGCTCTTCATAAATAAAAGCGTCGGAAGGCATTCTGATATCGTCTAAAAATAGTTTTAAGTTATTTTTTTTCATTTTTAATTTTTTCATTGATTGGTTTAAACATCACTGTTGATTTATTGAATCGCTTAAAGAAATCTGATTTTGTAATTGGAGTATTTAAATCAACGCCATCGTTGTATCGCCAGCCGTCTGGATCTAATATGGTATACTCATCATAATTTAATTCCTTCAACCAATTCCATGCTGATTGTTTCTTAAAAATATTGTCCCAGTTTTCTCGACCTTTTTTAGAAAGAGGCTTTGATTTTATTTCGTCGCCTGTTATGTTATTTTTTGTCGCCATTGTTTTTGACTTCTTGATATCTCTCAGTTGAGTAATTCAACGCTAATGCATGATTCAAATATTGAATTGTGCGAGCGTCACATTTAAATGTTTTTCCTCGGAATTTATATGTTTTCATTGTACCAAAAATCGTGTTTTTTGCGCCATTCTTCAATGCGATCAGAGATCTTATTCAAGGTTGAAATCAGATCACTTCTATCAAAGATGGCAGGTTTGTTTTTAATAAGGCTATCAATATCGTCCACCAACTCTTCTGTCGTAGAAGGTCGGTTCATACGACGTTCCCTCATAGACTTACGAAATTCCTCTCGTTGTTTTTCAGCAGCGATGCACTTTGCTTGAACCTCTTCATAAGTATACTCTACAGGCAACCACTTGTCAACTATTTTAATTGAAGCGCATTTACCCTCTACAATAGAAGCGCTATACTTAATAAAACCTCTTTCAAAATACACGGCATCATCAGGATCATAGTCAGGATGCTTCCAATATTCATAGAACTCAACATCCGCAGTAAAGTGACAAGGTCGCCAATCGAAATCTACTTCTTCATATGCTCCAAGTGCATCCAACCAACTATCCAAATGTCGTGCAGGTTCGATACGCTGATACTGTGAGTGTTTTTCAAGAACCTCTCCATCAGCTGTAATCTTGTATGTTGACATACTTTGATTGGGTGTGCTTTTAGTTTGAAAGCTCCGCTCCAGACATTCTTCTGGAAATTCAGGCAGATCCATTTCGCAAATTAAATAATCAAACATTCCCATAATATTAATTTTTAAGGTTTTGACTGAGCCAGAATCAATCCAACATTAGCTACTGCATAGCCACCCCAAACACAAGCCCATGCATAGTTACCTTTCATTGCGTGACTTATAGCCACTATCGAATAAAGAATAAAAACTAAAAATACAACTACATTTTCAAAGTTCATAAAATAGAAAAGAGCCGACACCGCTTAACGATGTCGGCTCCAGTTAAGCTTTACAGAAATACCACAGATCCTTGCCAAATATAACCAAGTTGATTTACAGCGTCTAGAACACGCACACGACTTGGATACTCAGGAGAAAAGGAGTTTTGGATTTTTTGAACCGCAATGCTGGTGAACCCTTGCTGCTTCTTATTAATCAAATAAGATTGAATCTTTTCGACAAAAGCATTGTATTCGAGGGTTGATTCGTTGAAAAGCTCCTCTCCATCTTCATTGGTAGCGGGCGCTGAGATCTCTTGAGAGAAATCCGAAATAACTTCATAAGCCGAAACTCGGCACTTTTGGCAATTATAATCAATAGGAACTGAAACAACATTTTTAGGATTGATCTTCACAACTACGATCTTTCCTTGGCTAAAGCCAGAAGCATAATCAAGAGAACCAACATGCAGTCCAAAAGAACAATGATTGTTTCTATTGTCATCTACATTGTGACGAACTACTTCAACTTGCTCGCCAACTCCATTGTAGATGCGTCCAAGCTTATCAGTTAGACCCTTTACAACAACAGTCTTAAGATTTCCAGAGATACTCCAATAATTACTCTCCAATCCCTTGTATGCTAGGAAACAGCCATCTTCAGTGATTGGAAGTTCCTTGTATTCTAGGAAATCATAAAGCTGAGATACAGAAGAACTAGATGGATTCTGCTTCAAGTTCTTCCAGAAATTAACAAATACAGTGATTGGTAGTCCTTCTTCGAGAAGAGCGAAGATCTTACTGGAAAGAACTTCTGGAAGAGTTTCTCCTTGATAAGAGATAATTGAACCGTTGATTGAAAATCCATCTCGATCAAGACCAAGATCAACATTAAGAACCTTATCCAAGGCAGAATCCTGTTCACCTTCTGGCAGATCAAGAATCTTGACTACTTGAGAATACTTTGCAGAAGTCTTCTCGATCCTAATTGGCTTGTTGTTGTGGAAAACGACAATTCCGTTGCTGTTTACGATGTATTTCATTTTGTTTTGTTTATTTCAGTTTGAGGATGTTTCGAATATCTTGGCGGCTAAAAGAACTGTTTTTATAAAAATAGCGCTGATCGATTGCTAGAAGTACTTTACCACGAACAGATTCTTCATTCAAGGCTTTTCTCCAAAAAGTGGCAATTTTTTCGGCGTATTTATCGTTTTTAGTCACGATAGACTTGGTTTTTTCATTGAAGTTTACCCAATTTTTAAGAGCATTTTTAACGTTAGATTCTTTACGTTGAATCTTGGCTTTCTCTTCTGTGATTCTCTTTACAATTTCATTGTATTGTTTAGAGCCGTATTCAACCCAACCAATGCTTTTGAGTGCTTCACATAGTTGAACGGAAAAAGTATAAAATCTACAAGCTGAGCGATTTTTACCGTTGTATTTAAGATTGCTAATTGTGATCTTCACAAGATCATCGAGGCAATCAATAGAATCAACGAACTCTTTATTGATTTTTGTTGCTTCAATTGGACAGTCGATGCTTGCAAGCGGGCTACGATTATAATTATGAAGATCTAAAGCGCTGTATTTGCCAAGATTGCTTTGGTAGTAATCATAAACATTATAAATCTTATTGTTTTGTACGGCCTTTTCGAACTTAACCGACTTGACGGATTTCAAAAAGAAATGTTCAGAAAGAATATCTTTATGTTTGGTGAGAGACTTGCCTTCTATGATTGTGTAGTAATTTTCATTCTTAACTAAACAATGACTGTGGATTTTATGAAACCAATAAGCAGTTGCTGTATTGTCTCCGATGCTAAGAAGAATCGGCTTAGATGCTTGCATAGAAAATGGAACAGTAGATATGTTGCATTTCTTGATTTCCTCAGCAAGAGGCCAAATATCTTCATAAAGTTCGCGCATGGTAGCGTTAAACACTTCACCTTTATAAAGATTATCATTGTTTTTGACGACATCTTCAATCAGATCCATCAGATTCTTATTTTTAAACTGATTTAGATCTTCATGACTCCAAGCTTCAATCAAAGACAGGATTTCATTGATTTTGTTCTGATTTTGAGTTGTGTATTCAAACGCTTCTCGGCTGAGAGGAATACTCATAGAGCCAATTGGAACATTCACAAGCAATCTAAATCCATACTGAACAGAAAAAGAACCAGTAGTAAATGATTTTTTGCCATACGATACACCACCCATTTGAATCTCAACTTCAAAAGTATCTCTTGGAGCAAAGTCATTATCCAATTCGACTACTCGAAAATTATAATCGAGCAGTTTCTTTTCCAAGAAAATCTTGAAAGGGCGATGAGCTTTATGATTAAAATCGCTGCCAAGTGCATAATTATAAACAATTTTAGCAGTTGAAAATTTTACGAACTTTAGAATTTCTTTGTTGAAAGAATTCTCATCGAGACTCTGCACAGGCAAAGAGATTTCAACGCCAGATTCATTTGTTGGACTTTCATCGATCTTATAAATATGACCCACTGGCACTCCAGTATCGCCGCCTCCAAGCATACAAGCGTATGTAGTTTTGATACCTTGGAAATAAGAAGCAACAAAAAATGTATCACAGTAACAGTGACCCGCTTTGGAGCCAACGCCGAAGCCGCCAATAGAATTGTTGGTCGTCGATTTCGTGCTTCGGAAATACATTCCGAATACATTTCGTACATCAGATTCGCTCAATCCTTTGCCAAAATCACGAACAAAAAAGATAGTTTTGTTTTGTTCGCTGCGCAATCCAACTTCAACTTCTCGATCAATATCGTGCTTTGCGTGTTCATCAATAGCATTGCAAGCATACTCGCGAACGACTGCTTGAATTTTGTTGCTATAGATTTTGTCGCGCATGAAATAGGTTGCAGTATTCATGCCAGCGGCATCCATACCCATGACGGAACCTTCCATACCGCCCCCGACAATCAGCGGGGAAGAGATTGCAATTGTCTTCATATGTCCTTAGTCTAGCTAGATTCGATCTTTTGTCAAAACTTTTTTACGATTTTGATTTAAAAATTAAATTTAAACTGACGAGGATCATCAGAAGTAGCAATCACTTCAGATTCAACGATTGTAGTTTGTCGAAGAATCTCGAATTGAGATTCAGGAAAACTTTCACAATATTCTTCGTAGAACTTTTGAACACCTTTCTTATCAGGACTAGAAAAATAAGGAAACTTTGCACCATTGATAATTGTGTACAAAAAATACTGGGTCGTGACGTTTCTTTTCATCACAACCCAGTATATAGAGATAAACTTGTTTGTCAAGTATTATTTTTGCTTAGCCTTGCCGATATTCATCGCTAAAAAGTCAACGACTTTATAGGCTTTTGCAACGATAGATCCTTCTTTTGGAGTTGGAGTCGCAGCTGCGATAGCCGAAGCTAATGCAACAATTGCGGTAACAACGTTGAACCAAGGATTTGATAGTAAGGTTTCAATAATAGTATCCATATAATTATTTACACTTAAATTGAGTCTTTTTCTAGTTTATCCTTCTTTTTTAATTCTTCAAATTGTTTTTGTGTGTTTAAAGCATCAGGCTTTTTTGTTTTTTTGCCTTTTTTAAAGAAACTAAAAAGTGTTAATAAGCCGACAATTAAACCAATGGTTAAACTTGAAGTTTGCAGCCAAAGATTTAAAGTGGCATGACTTACCGCTAATCCTGTTAATGGAGCGCCAGCGCCTATAAATAATTTAGATACCAATTCATCGTTCATGCAAAGTTTTACACTATATTGCTAGACGAATGAGGCTTCTAATTTGAGAAACTTGTCTTTTTTTCGCTAGAACAGCGCCACCTTCCCTGCTGCCCGATCCATCGGTATTTCCCTCGATTGTGGAAACATATCCATTATCATCTCGACCGCTGGTAGCGATGCCAATATGAGAAAACGTAAAGATTACAATATCGCCAGCTTGAACATCACCATTATGAGGTTTCTTTAACAAAACAGAAGAATCCTGATCTCTTGCCCAGTTTTCAAAATCATATGCTCCTGCTGTTTTGGGACGCTCAAATGTGTAATCACCATCTTTCATCGCCTCTTTAAACAACCAACAAATAAATGCTGCGCACCACGGCCAAGATTTAGTAGAATCTAACCATGTGGCGGATTTGTATTCATTTACTCTAGGTCCGCAATTAGAACCATTTACTTCTTCAACGCCGATTTCTTTCTTGGCTAAGGCAACAAGTTTTCCAGATAGCTTACTAGGAGAGCTATCTGGTTTTGCAGAATTGGATTGGGGAATGATTTTTTTAATTATAGCATTCCATGTGCTAGGACCATCGATACCATCTTGACCAATACCCAAAGCTTTTTGGATTCTCTTTACTAAAGTTTGTTTTTCTGAAAAGTTCATATTTTTGGAGAGGAGATGCCGCTTCCAATAAATCTAAATCCGCCGTCGAATGGAGTAATATACAAACTAGAAGATTGATTCAATCTTTCAATTTTTCTATTATACTCTCGGATTAAATGATCATTAAAATCCTCTTTTATAGTGGAGGCGTCAAACATAGACTTAATATCCACTCTGTACGCACTCCACACATCTGGATTTGCAGAGTATTCAGAGTGTACTTCTGATTGTAAAAGTCTAGGCATACTTTCTTTTACACAAAAATATAGATAAAAATAAAAAAAAGGAAGGTAAGGGATTCGAACCCTTGGAGGCTATTAAACCCCAACACTTTAGCAAAGTGTCTCAATAAACCGCTCTGACAACCTTCCGAAATATATTACTTATTTATTTTAAAAAATTCAAGAATATCTTCTCTGCTGAACCTATTTTTAGCGTAGTTTACAGCTAAACAAACGAATTCTACATTACCCTGTATATAACCCTTAGAAGAATCAATACGATCTAAAGATGCTTTATTTGGGTTTGCTAATTTGTCATGACCTAAAGATGATGCGGGTAAATGCATTTTTTTTCCAGTATATGGGCAAATTTGATTTTGACTCTCCCATAAATCTTTCAAAAACTCAAGAGTTAAATTATGTTGACCATACTGCAAAGCTCTTTCTTTTGCTTTTTTTATATAATAACGAAAAGGACTATATTGATCAAGGCGGGTATAATTACGCAAATGATCGCATGGACCCTTATAAGGAAATTTTTTATTACTTATGGATCTACCACAGCTTCGACTGCACGCTATAGAAAAACCCTTTTTTGAACACCTTTTGGCTTCAGCAGCCGATCTTTCAA